CGTAACGCAAACTAAGGTGTTCTTATCCACCCCAACTACTAGAAAGAAATAGGGAAATGGCACAAAAACCAATCAGCGTAAAGGTCAGCACTAAGAAAGTGATTGACGCATTAGAAAAGGCTCTCGCAGAGCGTAAGAAAGAAGTTGCCGAAAACGAAAAGGCTCGGAAAGACCACGAAAAGGCTGTCAAGGACTTCCAAGACACTCTTGCCGAGATGTTTCGTTCAGGGAAAGGCAAAGTAACTAGCGTCAGCAAGTCTCACGCCTATCGCTACAACGAGGAAAACAACAAGTACGAAATCACCGTTGAGTTCCCTGCTTCTGTAAAAGCACCGAAAGAGCCTGAAATCAACTCTGCCGACTGGTCACTCAAATCAGACATTGAGGAACTGGAAAACGCTGTCGCAGTCCTGAAAATGACTGACGAGGAAACAATCAACACCAGCACCTACAAGGGTGTGGCTCGCTTCATCAAATAAGGTTGAGGGGGCGCAAGCCCCCAATACCCCCCACCCCACCGAGGAGGTGAATAATGGGACAGTATGAAATGGCAAATGCCATAATCAAAGAACTTCTGTCGGGAGACATAGAAGAACTTGAAGAACTTACTGCAGACTTTCTTCTAGACATGATGGGAGTTTGTGGAGTTGAGTTAGCAGTTGGAGACAAAGCCTCTCACGCATTTATCAACCAAAAGGGTTAGTTCGTTTCCATCAACGAAAGAAGGGGCAGGAGAAATCCTGCCCCTTCCCTATGCCGAGCCCCGGCCCGGAGGCTGCATATTTCGAACTTGTTACCCGCCCGTAACGAGAAATAAGATTGTCCACATGAGCAACGATTATCAACTCCACTGGGACGCCTTAGCAAACTTTGGCGAATCCACACCAATAGAAATTCGCTTTCATGCGAATACCACCCAAAAACATTTCCAACTGCTAGCAACTGCTGGGACCAATGGTCAAATTTACTACACACTCCACTACAACCCTCGTGGCAACTACTCAATGGCACTTTCGTACATTGTTGGTCACGATAAAAGTGACGTTACATTGCCCATGAAGAACTACTCAGGATGGCAAAATGACGTGCTTTCTTGGGTTATCAGTATGAAGCACTACACAGTGGACCAGGTCTTCTAATGAAAGCAAAAGACATTGCCAGACACATGTCTGCCTTGGACCCCGACGAAGAGCTCGTCTGTGTGTGGTTCACAAAAGACGACTTTCCCCTAGGTATAAAGGACGATGGTGACTACGAGACACTTGCTCCGATGGAGTGGGATGATGTAGTCTCTACATTTGAGAACGAAAAGTGGGCCAACCCTCTCAATAGTTCGTGGGCAGATGTCCATCAAGACATTTATAAACTAGTAGGAGAAAAACTCGGTGCCTTGGTCTGAAGAGGAAACAAAGAAAGCGTTCATGAAAAACGCGGTCTCGTTCGTACTGTCTGAATATCCCCGGGATGTTGACATCATGGATATCCCAACACTGGTTGAGTATGTAGACAAACGCATCCTGGTATGGGAACCATTCGTCCGGCGTTCCGGGATTGAACTGGCCGACATAATTGACCAGTTATTTGAAATGAACTACTCGACTTACCTGCAGTCAACCGGGGGCGGGGCTCCCGAGTCCTCTGACCACACCGAGTGGTGACGACCACGCTGCGCGTTTATTCAGAAATCTAAGATTTCAAGAGACTCACCCCAGACAATTATTACCTGACGGTGGTGGATGAGAACTTGTTAGTCGTCCGTAACGAGAAGTAAGTTGGAGACATGAAGAAATTTACACTCCGAGTAACAGAATCCATCAACCACGACTACGAAATTGAAGCAGAGACCGAAGAAGAGGCTCTCTCTATCTACTACTCGTACGACAATGACCAACTCAAGTCACTTGACCTTGACGGTCAATCAGAATGGGACACGCACCCATGGGAAATCACGGAATCGGACTGACTTGTTAGTCGTCCGTAACGAGAAGTAAGTTGTTCTTATGACACAGCACTACATCCGAATCCTTACCGAAGTCTCCTACCCCGAAGGTCCGACCTACGCCAAGTGGGATTACTTCTCCATCTCTGATGAGAAGTTGCCTGTGGAGTTCCGAGAGTTGCCCGACCCCGAGAAGTTCTACGACTTCCTGAATAACAACGGTTTCTGGGATAAGGGCTGGCAGGAAATCACCCCAGAGATTGACGCTTGGATTGACTTCCACCCCGACCAATGTGGGTTGCAAGACGAAATCGCCATAGAAGTCACTTATGTCTGAACTTGTTAGTCGTCCGTAACGCCGACTAATCTAAACATTGTCCCCCCTACTAAAAAGGAACAAAAAATGCCAAATTGGGTATCAACAACACTGAGCGTAAAAGGCTCGCCAACAGAATTACAGCGATTCATTGACGGAATCAAGGATTCCAAGATTCTTGAATCGTATGTCCCTTGCCCTACGGAACTGCACGAGACCGTTGCTGGCTATGTCGGAGACGACAAGGCAGAAGAGCATCGCAAACAACAAGAGTCCAACATTGCCAAGTACGGTCACAAGGACTGGTACGACTGGGCATACGAGACTTGGGGTACCAAGTGGGGCGATTGCGACACTAGCATCGGACACCCGATGCAACTCGCTAACGGCTCATGGGAAGTCGTTGTGCATTACCAAACTGCATGGGGTCCAGCCGATGCAGGATTCCTAAAGGTCTCTGCGCTCTTCCCTGAACTGCTCTTCACCTTTGACTACGACGAAGAGGCTGGCTTCTTTGCAGGCATCGAGGCGTACCTCAACGGAGCAAGCGTATTTGAGTCCATGTATGAGCCATGCGCATACGAGGGCGAAGTGGATTACGATGATTACGAGTCCATTGACAAGTACGAAGCATGGAAAGAAACGCAAGGCGATGCAATTTTTACCCAATACTGTGAATTCCTGAAAGAAGCGTCGTTGTTGTGATTATCAAGCAAATCATCGAAATGCTGAGTCGCTACCACCCTAATGACGAACTGTGCATCCTGTGGTGGGATAAAGAGCAGTTTGACTACCGTGACGACGAACATGAAGTTCTCACCACAGAAAAGTGGGCAGAAATATGCAAAGAGTTTGACGAATGGGAAGATGCAGGGCATAGTGTCTCGGAGTGGATTGCAGATGCAGTCATAGAAAAAGTAGAACTGAAAGAAGAAGGCATCACTAAATCTACATACGCAAGTAAGATGGGGCTTACGGAAGAAGCAGTAGACAATTGGGAGGAACCAGATGCTTGAGAAGAAAATCAAGAAAAAAGAACTAATGGAATTACTCGAGGAGAATTACTACACCTTGGCAACTACGGGAGCTGAGGCAATGGCAGTGATATTCGATGACTACTCCAGTGGCAGGTTTACAGAGAACCTTGCTGAGTGGGGAATATCTTCAGAGAGATTGCTCAAAGTAATCAACGAGATGTTCGACGCCTGGTTGGAAGATGGAAAAATGGATATTCAGGCAATGGATTACCACAAGAAAAATGCCCGGGCAACAAAAATTCGCAACAAGAGGTGACCATCAATCTTTTTTCTCCTGAGCCCCGGTTCCCGGGTAAGGGGCGGGGCTCGAACCGAAGTAATCATCTAGACGGTGAAGAAAGTTCACTACGTGCAAAGCTGCCACCCCTCAGAAAAGTCAATTTCCTGAATTAATTTTTACCGATGTTTTTCAGATTTGTTAGTTTTTGGAATTTAACCCGACGGTGGTGGATGACCACCCCAGAAACTATGACACACCCCTCGAGAATTATGTAATATTCGAATAAGCCCTGTTACTCGCCCGTAACGCCCGTTAGAATCCGAACAACACCTATTAGAAAGAAGTAACACATGACCACACCATTTATCACAGATGAGTTGATTAAAACCAATCACAAAGAGATGTGGGATAAAGCTTTGGCTGAACATGGCAGTCCATTCAGCGTTCCACAAGAAAAAAGTTCTCGCATCAATGAGACGCTTCGTGCTTTGTACACGCTTCAAGTATGGCAACGCTCAGGCAGTACCGGCAACCCGGCCAAGTTCCTATCGTCCTACTCCATTTACCCTGATGTTTTGATGGAAGTGGTGCGGGACTACTGCTCAATAGAAATTGACTCTATGGAAGAAGTCGTAGTAAAGGCAGAAAAGCGTTCTGATAAATACGATGCCTTCATTGACTGGTCTAAGGCTCACCTGTTTGAGCAATACACCACTGAACAATTGGTAGAAATCTCGGGATTCTCCTATCCCACCACCCTGAAGTTCATTCAGGACTCCCCGGTATTCCGGAAGATAAAGAAGGGTCTATGGGAAATCCGTGACCCCAAGGCCGATAGACAGGCTGAACAGTAGAACTTGTTACTCGCCCGTAACGACAACTAATCTTCTACCTGTCAGCCAGTGACCGTTTGGACAGCAAACAAGGCAACTTGTTACTCGTCCGTAACGGATACTAAGTTGATGAATGTCACCACTACTAGAAAAGGAACTAGACATGACAACAACACCCGATTCAACAACCACACTCCCTGAGTGCTGGCAGATGTTTGAGGACGCAATCACTAACGGCATTGACCGTGTAGTGCTTTACGGACCATCAGGCATTGGCAAGACCTTTGCTGGTCTCACAATGGGCGACACCACTGGTGGAGCCTTCCGTCTCGTTTGCACCGAGGACATGACCAACATGGATGTGACTGGAGCATTCATGCCGAGCGCAGACAAGGGCTTCCAATGGATGAACGGCTCGGCTATCAAGGCTTGGGAAGGCAACGGCATCGTTGGTGGTCGTCTCATCGTGGATGAAGTTGACAAGGCATCGGGCGATGTGTTCGCAACACTGCTCGCAATGCTTGACTCACCGGAATCTGCAACTTGGGAACACCCTGAGACTGGTCGCATCGTTCGTCCTCGTGAAGGCTTTACTGCAATCATGACCACCAATGTTGAGAACATGGAAGAATTACCAACAGCGTTGGCTGACCGATTCCCTGTACGCATTCGCATCAACACCCCACACCCAACTGCATTGCTCGCACTGTCTCATGACCTTCGCAACTTCGCAGTCCGTATGGCTGATGCTGGTGACCGTAGAATCTCGCTTCGTGCATTCGCATCGTTTGACAAGTTGCGCAAAGGTCTCGGTGACGCTCGTGCATCGCAGATTGTCTTTGGCTCACGCTCAGAATCAATCCTTGACGCAATCGCAATTGACAAGGTTTCCTGAGATGAACAAGCAAGCGACAATGTACGCCGAGCCTGAATGGCTTGGACGCAACGACACCGATAACGGAAGGTGGGTTGTATCGGAGTGCAACCCACGCCGAGGCGAACCAATGACTGCAATCGCAGAACGCATCATGCGTGTGCCGGTGATGAACACTGAACTTGCTCGTGTGATTCGTGCGCACGAGATGATGCATGCGAAAGTATCACCACTTGGTGATTCGTTTCAGCAGTGGATTCAGCGTGGCATTGCAACCGAAAAAGCAATGACCGTTGTTGAAGAATTGCGTGTCAACTTTCTGATTCAACAACAAGGCTTTGATGCAAAGAATCACCTTGCTGACGGTGGCGAAACTGCTGACGGTGAGCGCATTGCAAACACCAACGATTGGCAGAGTGCCGTTCATACGGCAATCGCAACTGCTGGCACTGCGAGCAGTAAATTATTCCTGAATGGCATACGCCGACACAATCGCATGTGGGGTGAATCGCTTGCCGATATCTCCAAGCGAGCAGTGAAGGAAATGCAGAAGGCATACAAGTACGGAACGCTCGCTTCAACAAAGGTTGATGCGAACACTGGACTCTTCCCATACGGATTCTCTCACACTGAGCGCATCGCTGAATGGGTTGACCGTCTCGCATCAATCTCTCCCGAGGAACTACACGAGGAAGAAGAAGGCGAGTCTCAGGAAGGTGCAGAAGGCGAATCAGAGGAAGGCAAGGAAGGCGAGTCCGTCAAGATTGCTCACTCCAACAAAGGTCGTGGTCGCCCCAAGAAAGGCACTGGCAAGCGATTGACAACAATCACACCCGGTGAGATTACTAGTCGTATCCCAACTTGGGCTGAATTGAAAATTGGCAAACTTGCAATGCCACTGGCAACGAAAGGCAACATTGGAAAGAAACGCACTGCTTCTAACATTGGTCGCTCTCCACGCCGTATGCATCGTCTCATCACTGACCCACAGATGCGAGTCTTTGACAAGGTGACACGAGGCAGTGGTGGCGTTGTTGTGATTGATGCATCAGGCTCAATGAACTTCACGCACGAGCAGATTCGCAAGATTGTTGAGAACGCCCCCGGTGCAACTGTCCTGTCTTATTCAGAGATGAACGGCAAAGACACTCCCAACGCTTATGTGCTGGCTGACAAGGGTCGCATGGTCAAAGACCTACCGACTCAGGGTTCAGGCAACGGCGTTGACTTCCCTGCACTTGAATGGGCAGTGAAGAATCGCCAACGCTCTAACTCTCCGATTATTTGGGTGACAGACGGTGGAGTGTGTGGAACCAACAGTGGATTCCACAACTCGCTTGCGATGCAGTGCATCAACTTCTGCAAGAAGCACAACATTGTTGTCGTGCCATTCGTTGAAGAGGCAATCTCTGAACTTCGCAAGATGAAGAACGGTGGAAAGCCTGAATCACAATATCCTGCAATGCTTCGCATCGCTTGGCAAGAATCAATCGGAACCGAACTTCCTCTCCGAGGATAAAGGATTCGTACCCGGTGGGGCTTCTTTCTCTCCACCGGGTACGGCCACTCGCATTGTGATGGGTCGCTCGGCCCTTATGGGTTCTAGTTCCTTCCCCCCAAGGTTGGCGACTCATCATGATGTCGATATCATTACTACTTACTTACTAGAAAAGAGAAACACATGGAAAAGCTTCATGCTTTTATCGGAGACGCAACTCATCAGGACTCTCCTGACGGTCTCACTCAATTCATCGTTATCGCTGAGGACGCCCCAGTGGAGATTGTTGAAGAGGCAATGGAAGACAGTGAGGACGCAATCGTGCGCACTGTAGACCGAGCCACAATGGACTCAATCGCCAAGAGCATTGAGATGAGCGTGGACACCCATGGCATGGGTGACGGATACCTTCTTGACCTGACAGACGATTACGTCTGCATCAACGAGTGAGCGAGCCTGCAGGCTTCTTCCGAGACACCCTACCCAGAGCCCTAACGAACACTGCGATACCGGCAACGGCAAAGCAGTTGACCAGGGGCACGTTATTCTCGAGCAGTCTTATAACCACCCAGAGCATCAGGCCATATGCAGCCGATGTCACAATAAACCCGAGCACGCCGGCGATGGCCACTCCCAGTAAAAAACCAGTTATTTGCTTTTCTTCTAATTCTTCATCAGAAGCTGGGATAACTCGATGCTTATTAATCGACGGTGGTGGAAGAAACAATTCCGACCTTCTCAACCGGTCATCCTTGCGCATCGATATCTCGCACAATCTGATGAACACGCTGACGGCTCAAGTCAAACTCGTCCGCAATCTGGCGGAGGGATTTTCCGGCCGCACGCATCTCAAGAATCTGTTTATTCCGATTAATGTCAGTGGCCGGTCCTGGACGAAGAGGTCCCCATACCCATCCCGCGACGCTCGAGAGCTCTCGCGCTCTTTCTTCAGAAAGTTGATTTTTACGGAAACGTTGCCTGGTGTAGCCAACCCAAGCTCCCAGATTAATTCCGGAATCTTCGAATTTTTCGATGTGAGCTGCCGGCACGTGGGTGTGTCCCTCTCGAATAGCAAATTGTCGAAGGGCCCCAATGTATGTTTTGAAACGAGTGGTGTTGTCCATAGTCGAGACACTAATACACAAATAAGCCATTACGTGGGAGCACGCTTTCATAATGAATAGTGAATACAGATACAATCCAATAAATAGATATTGTCAATTTGGCAGGAAGACCGAGGTCCCCGTGGGTGACGACGATTACAGTAAAAACTTTGGTTTCGAACAAGGCGAAGAGCTCATGAACGAATTAAACGATTTTGAAGGAATTTCCCCAGAGCTAGCCAGAAACATGCAGGCCGAGCTAACCCAGGCCCTCCGTGGTTCGGAGAATATTCTAATTGTTGGGACTGAAGGCCAGAGAACAATAACGATTGTTATTGCTCCCCGTGCAGTTGTCGGGAAAAGGGGCCCAGTACTTATTCCAACTGCAGACGAAAGCCGGGTTGTAGCTATGGTGGCAAAAGAGTTTATTGAAAAATGTGCTCTTGTTTGCCAAGACATGGAAGACCAGGACGGGGCTCAGGAGAAATGGGAGCAGCTCCTCGAGTTCTTTTTTGAAAAAACGCTAGAATTAGCTGAAGACGGCGGCGGCGGAACTCTGGAAATTCCAGACTTTATCCCTGAGGAGGGTTTTTAAATGACGGTGGTGGAAGAGACTTATTACGAAGAGCCGATTACCTGGGATGAAGCTGCGGCCGCGGTTGTTTTTACGATTTTCTCATTTAATCTCCTAGCTATGAATAAGCTGGAAGATATGCGCACGCAGCTGGATTACATGATTTCCAGAAATGTAGGAATTTCCCCAGACGCCTGGATGGCCCCCGAAGAAATTTCGGATTTTTGGAAAATACTCGCAGCGGTTACACGTGCTGCGGCCGGCGACTCAGGAATTGAATTTTTCGGAATTAATCCAGAACGTGCACTCGACGGGGAAAATTTGGAAAAAATGGTTAATAACATCGCCGGCCTCGTAACGCGTAAGCAAAGAGATTACGGAAGTGACAATATTATGCGATTTGGAAGACTGGGACTCCTAGTCCGAGTACATGACAAAATTGCAAGATTAGAGAATTTAGCAGCGCGCGGCACAGCTCCCAACAATGAATCGGTTTCTGATAATTACATGGATGTAATTGGTTACTGCGTAGTCGCGATAATGTTCGAACGCGGATGGTTTACGCTGCCGCTGCAGGAAATCAAATAAATGAGAAAAAGCAAAGGTCCCCAGGGGAGTGATAAGAGTCCGCCACCTACAAACCCGTTACAGAAAGCAACTTCACTCAACCCCAGGGAACCCCGCGACACTGCACGCAAAGGAAAGGGTCTCGCTATGCAGCAGAGAAACAATACCACATCCACAGCCTGTGGATAAGAAACTTTAAAAAACTTGCCCGTGCGAGTTGACGGTGGTGGATGAAGCTGCTACAGTTCTCCTCGCTCGGTCCTTCGACCAACATAAGAGTGACGTCACATCTACAGCCACCTGATTCAAGTTCGCGGAAAATTCCGAGGGCCTACTTTGAGTTTGCCAAAAATGGTTTAACAAAAAGCAAAGGTTCCCCCGGACCCCCTCCAAAGGGGTTTTCCCCTCTATTTGTTTCAGGTTAACTAAATTGACATTGCTTACTAACTTGTATCAAGTTAACTTGAAAATTAAATTCTCAATGAGACTTGACAAAACCTTTCACGGGGATTAGAATAATAAGATGCTAGAAAAACCAAAAAAATCTCGAGGTCCAGCTAAAAAAACGCTTGAGAAAAATGCTGCAGCTAAAAAGGTTTCAGAAGAACAAATTCTCGAAGTATTTGAATTCTGGCAGCTAACGTTTAAAAGGCGCAGCTTGGCAGTTCTGGACCATGCCAGAAAGGTATTAATCGGCAGCGCTATCTACCACTATGGAGTAGGCGTCGCGAAAGATGCAATTACTGGGTGCACAAAGTCTGACTTCCACATGGGCCGCAATAAACAAAATAAGAAGTACACAGGTATAGAGCACATCTTTAGAGACAATGCACGTATTGAGGCAATGTTAGACAAGCTCCCTCGAGACGAGTCACTAGACGAAGAGCCAAATTGGTAAATATTAAAAAAATACGGGTAGCTTCGGCCGCACGTTCAAACGAAAACAGGAATATGAGCAAAAACAAGAATAAGAAGAAAATATTCACCGCGCAGCCGTACCCGCTGTACGCCTGGGGCATGTGGGTTGAATCTGTCTTCGACGATGACTTTACGAAGATTATCGATTATGACTTCAACGTCGACCGGTTAACTATCGTGGGATGGATGCAGGAGGGGGACGATGTCACGCCCATGGTCTCGAGTCTCATCTGCGGCATTATTCCACTTTATGCATTTACTGGGAACCCAGAGCTCATACGTGTCGACTACACGGGTCCCTGGGCGGACGTCCACGAAGAGTTCGTCTTGGTTGAGATTTCAATGGCCGAGCCAGACCCCGAAGTGTTCGAGGCAATCAAGGATTATTACGGGATAACCCAGAGGGCCAGTAGGGTCAACAAGAAACTGACGGTGGTGGAAGACAGTGCAGCAAAACAATAAGGAACAATATATCGCGATGTCTAAATACGGAAAAGAAGATTATCCAGGGCAGGTTCAGATAAATCTAGCCAAAAGTTTAGAGGAGGTTGCCATCCTTTTGTTGGTGGCATTACAAGCGGCCGCGAAATATCCAGAAAGGGTCAACGAGACTGAAGTGAACGAACAGATTCAAGAACTGCTCCATAAGGGAGACTATGATGCTCTTGCTTACCAGGGACTAAAGTGGATTCAAAAGGTAGACAGTGAATAAGTTCGAATGCGAAGAGCTAACCAGAATTGCTTACGCGATGTACAACCTCCAGATTCTCATTTCGGACGAGAAACATATCTTCCGTTCTTGGTTCGCCATGCTCAGCGATATCGACTACGACGTAGCTAGCGAAGCTTTTAACGATTTAGCGATTTATGCTAATTTCCTGCCGAGGCCTGGGGAAGTACGCCGCAAGGCCATCGACACGATAACGGGCGGCGAAAGTCATCCAGATGCTGCAACAGCATGGGGCATACTCCAGGCTATGCGTAAAGCCACAGAGGGAGGACAGTTCTACCAGGGGGAGAGACCAGAAGCGATGATTGAGACCATGTCCCTTCTGGGAGGTTCGGCTAACGACTTACATACCAACGGAGATAGGGAAACTTTTGTACGGGTATATAATAAGGTGGTAGAAAAGTTGGAACAAAAGAAGTACAAGAAGACTAGTAACCTGACGGTGGTGGATGAAGATGCCTAAACTGGAATACCCAAACAAAAAGAGGTAAACAAAATGAAGTATCTTATTGGTACCCTGCTTATATTCTGGACATTTAAATCCAGAGCTATTGACCCTCTTAGCAAAGTAACGCTCTACACATTGATTGCCGGTATCGTGTACTATCTTCCTTGATGAAGCGCAATCCAGGACGACCAACCGTAATACCAACCACACCCTTTACTACCGTAACAATCAGGGTAAGTAAAGAATTCAAAGAAAAATTAATTCAGCAAGCAGAAGCTGTTGATTTAACTCTTACTGATTATTTAATTGCTCTCGTAGAGAGAGACAGTGCGTAAGCCTCAGAAGTCCCGTCAGCCCGACAAGTGGTCCGAGATACATGTACGCCTGAAGGGTTCGCTAAAGAACGAGCTGATTGACTATGCTCGCCGGCATGACCTATCCGTCGGCCAGATAGTTAATTACGCAATATTCCTATTACTCCAGGAAGACAAGGGAATCCCTGCTCCCGGTTCCCCGCAGTTCTCCCTCCCCACGATGGAGGAGTCTATTGTCGCCTATATGAAGGGCGAGACCTTGCTGCAGCCCTGTGGACAAGTGAGTTGCGAAAGACAACTAACCGAATTAGATGGCATGAGTTTTTGCACCACCTGCAATATTCGCATTTTGTAATTTGTATTTGTATTTTTGGAATCTGAAAATGTGCCGCGAAAAGAAGTTTTCCGCCCTTTTTCAAGAACGTTCAGAGGCCAGAAACCCCAGAGCTCTGAAACAATAAATCGGAATTCTGGAAATCTCGCACCCCTATCCAGTCCCAAATAATCCTCACCTGCAAGTTGCCAGTCAGAAAACCTCTCCCTATACTTCTACTCGCCCATCCAGTAGATTCTAATTCACCACACAAAAAGGCTGAATTGCTAACGGTTGTCTATTGGGTGGGCCTTTGCATTCAGTAGCCCGTAATAACAAACAAGAACACGATTAACAAAGCGACTACTGCGACCATTATCTTGTCAACCACTAGTGCCCCCACATCTGTGCAAGAGTCGGCCTAGTCGGCTTTACCCCTCTTCGCCTCTGCTCTGCAGCCAACTGCCTACTAGTCAATCCTGCCCATACTCCATGCATATCGGCTGCCGGAAACTCAAGTGCATACTCCAAGCACTGAGGCTTAACAGGGCAATTACTACATATCCTTCTAGCTTCCGCTATATAGGTAATGTCCTTATGTTCTTTGGGGAACATTAGGTTGGTTAATCCTTTGCAAGCAGCATAGGGAAACCAGTCTTTTCTGCCAATATACAATCCCTCTAACGGTTGACTATTATTATTGCTAGATTTTTCTTTGGCCACTATTGTGTATCCTTTAAATAGATTTGTATTAATTACAGCACACTTAAATACACAACCTTGATACGGTATTAGTAAACTCATTTGTGTAATACTTGAGTTATGCCAGTTATCTACGGACACCCACAAGAACCAATAACCAGTTCCTCTAATGACATAAACCAATACACAAAGTGGTTTCAGTTAATGAACATGGACTTTGAGTTACTACATATCGGTAATAGCTGGATGTGTAACGCATGGTCACGAGAGAAGAACTCAGTATTAGTATCTGGTTCGGGAACGAAAGAAACCGTTGCTGAGGCTCTACACGCTTGTTACTCAGACATACGGTCTCTAGCTAAGTAGGTTGTTTCTCCCCTATGGGGATTCCTAGGGTTTTCGAAACTACATAGCCTCTTGAAGAAGGGGCCGTTTGTTATTCAGGGTCTTTATTTGAAGACTTCCGGTTGGGGGCTTCTTGGACGAAAGTCTGTAAAGGAGCACCCGTGTAAGGGTCAAACTTGGAAGCCACGGTCAAAGCCTTTGTGCAAGCAGACCTAGCCTGAGTTGGGGTTGGGCGTTTGTTCCCTAGTAGGGAATGTAAAGAACCCAGAGCATAAGAAGAACCTGTCCCTACGGAGTAAAGGTAATTAGCCTCTGCTGTCCAACTATAGTCTGACTCAATAATGTAGATTACGCCGTTTATCACAACAACAATCGAAGAACCTTGTTCTGCTCTGTGCTCTTTAGAGTCTCCGGAGTCAGGGGGTGAATATCCTTGGGAATCAAAGCAAGCTCGTAAACTTGGGATAAATTTACCCGTAATAAAGGCATCAAGCTTCTTTCCCCTTAGTCCTGGGGTAACAGGAGGAGGTTGGAATACATGGTGCAATATGTTAATTGCTCGCATTTCGCCAGCTGCACCAAGCAAATATTTGCCATTTGCGGCGATTTTACTTGAGCCATTGCCCAGAGTAGATATCTGGTACGCATCTCCGGAGTCGCCAAAGGAGGAGATGCGGGTATCGCACCCCACTACGGCAAAGCCGTCACCCTGGATTCCGACGATAGTAGTCATTATTCCGCGATGTACTCTACTCCACGGAACATACACCAGCCGTTGTATATCGGTGCCACTTCATAGGAGAACTTGTGCTTGCCGGTGTCTTCGTATGTGACTACTCCAACGCCTTGTTGCCAGTTTTCATGCCTTGTGAGAGGGCGACCATCAAGGTCTACGCCTCCACGAGTGGACGGAATCGCCCCATCTGTACGGCAAAGGCATCCAGGTGAAGCAGCCATGATGGTACGGGCACCGTCAAAGTCTTCTCTGGTCTTGAAAGCGGTCTCAATACGGTGGATATGGCCGTAAATGACAGAATGTTTCTCATTGTTTAGATATACATGGGCAGTTGAGCCGGAAGACTTAACACGGTCTCCATGAATAATTCGTAATTTCTTGTTTATCCACAGGTCGGCTGCCGGATATCCAGGCTTGTACTCAACTCCGTAGTCTTCCATTCGGCAAAGATAGGGGACTGAAAGTACTGGCCAGGATTCTGGGGTATTTCCTTTTCTTAATCCATAGGCTGCTCCAGCATTTTGGACTAGATACTTGGGCATTCTTTCTTCATGATTACCAGCCAGCCAGACAATTCTGGCATTTGGGGCTGCGGCTCGCATTTGAGCGCAAAACATTGCGGCCCTATCTATCGAAGCTTGGGTGGTTTGGGCGTATGCAGGATAAGTGACATACTTGCCCATCTCTGGAAGGTCCAAGTTATCCCCAACACAGGCAATTAATTCCGGCTGAAGCTTCTTTATCATTGCCAAAACGATGTCAATAGCCTTGTCGTCATGTGATGGCTCTAGTTCTCCGTCCTTATTTCGGAAGAAACCTATCTGTATATCAGGGACCACAACACACGTTTTGAACCCAGTTGATGCTTTGGGTTTTGTCGTTGTCTTTTGTAGTTGTATGGGCTTACTTTGTTGGACTATTGGCCACTCTGGGCCGTTGTCCCATTTGGGTGAAAACTGGATTGCCACACGAGCCGATTCCCTTGTTTCAGAAGGGTTTTCTGGGTTTTGGGTAGAAGACTGGTTAATTGTTATCTTCTTGATATCACCAACATCGTCGAGACTGATGTCTTTAAGTCGGAGCATTTCTGCAATTGACTCCAGGACCTTCTTGTTTTCTTCAGATTTCTTCTTTTCCTTAGCCATGGACCCCAAGGCTGAAGAGAGAGTTTCTTTCTTTGCGGACATTATTTACCTTCGTTCTTTGCTATACAGCTATCGATAGTTTCACGGATACAGCAGTTGAAGGACGGGTCCTTGAAACATGCCCTTTTTACGCCAACAACATCTCTCCCTATGGAGTGACCGTCAGAACAAAGTGCTCTTGTAATATCCATAGTGGACGCTTCGCTTGCCATAGCAAGAATAAGTGCCTCTCTGGTTTCGTTATCCAGCGAAGTGGTTATGGAACCAAACTTGCATGTCTTTTTGCTTTCGCCCTGGGCTACAGCTCTTAGTGCATCTTTAAGCACATTTCCTCCAACGCGGTTACGACACCAAAGGCATCATCTATGTCAACAGGAATACTACACTATGTCCACAGGTTGATGTAGTATTACCTCATGAAGGTCGACAAGTCAGTAGAAGTAAAGAGAGCGCTAGAAGAAGCCCTTAATTCTTCTGAGTCAAAAGACGCTGATTTCCTGGTGGAGGCAGTTCTTAAAACGCTCGATAAGCAGAAGGTATTCCGCTACCACAACGAGAATGCAATAAACCTAATATCTACAGCTGGGAGGGTTTTGATTGCTTTAATGGAGGACCCAACCATGACGCAACGGGCTTTATCGGTTTATCTAGATTTAAGTGAAACAATGATTGATAAAACGGTCAAATTATTAATACAAAATGGCTTTATTACAAAGACAAAAACACAACGACAAAATATTTACAAAGTGAATATCGAAGAGGTAAAAAAACACCCTGATATACAGCACCTAAAAGAGGCTATATCTGGCCTCTTTGGTGTGACTAGTGTCAAATCTGGGGGCAAAAACGTGGAAGAATCCGTTTTCTAGATAGAATTTTGGGATGAAACTAGATAGCAACATCTCTGTTAGCTTCAAAGAGAATTCCAGAACCCACTATGTACTTAAGTACATCAAGTTTAAGGGTGGCTCAGCTGACGTAACAATGGCTTCAAGCCTGTTTAAGGGAAAAATTCAGGATAAGAATAAAGCCCGTAAATCAGCTGAACTACTAGAGCGAGATGGGTGCGTGGTTCATTCTTCTGGTGATGTGTACAAACTAACCAAAAAGGGCTTAGAAGTTATTATGTCAATTGGTCGAAAGAATCAGGTGGGGAAGCCTGAACTCCGAGACTAACTAGCCAGGCACTGAATACATCGTCAGCCAACGGCATAAACCAGACCTGACATGATTCAATGTCTCTAGGGCTACCTACCAGTGTCCAACAGATATCAAACGACTTGTCTGCGTAACATGTACCGACATTGCACTCCATACCAAAACGGTCTGCAAACCAGCGCACCGCACAGCCGTAATCCTGAATAAAGCATTCCCCGTCATTCCCATGGGGACAATAAACGGACTCTATTTCAATCTCCGATTTAACAATCTTGAGAATTAGTTTGTGGCCATCGTTGTGCCACATCATTTCGTCAAGTGCCATGAATACTCTCGTTTGGATAAATTTGAAATTTTTAGCTCAGCTCTTAACATCAGTCATGAGCTAACTACAAAATAGCACTAATACGTGTTTTTAGGCGTTAGGTGTTGTTGTAGTTTTTGCAGCCCT